CAACAAGGCAAGCATATAATAAACCAGAGGGAAATTGCTGACTTAAATATGTTGTCGTATTACTAACAGATAATCCTGCTGGCTTCAAGGTATAATTTAATTGCATGGTATATGTCAAGTCAGGAATTGGGGCTAATACTATATTTTGTTCATCCCAATAACTAAAATATTTAGGTAATCCTTGAGCATTACTAGCGTTATATTCATTAATAAAGCCTGTATCTCTATATTCTACTATAGAATTACTACTATACACATTTGATGGAATAATTTGGCACTCTCTTATAATTAAAGTTTGATCTGTTAATAAAGGTGTACTTACATAAGGCTGACCTGCAATAACAGTTGCACTCGCATATTTTCTATTATTGTCAGAATCTACATCTCTTTGAATTCTCCATTCAGCGTCTAAAATAAAACCATTGACAATAGTTGCTGTAAATACATTTGAATCTACTTCTGTATAATCTCTAATTTTTTGTACTAGTTCTGAATATGTCATATTAAGCTTGTAGAGTTACTGGTCCTGCAGAACATTGTGCTCCACCACCTGAAACTCCTCCGTTAGTTGCTGTATCTGTACTTTTAAAATAAAAATAATTTAAAGTATCACTTACAATACCAGATGAATTAATTTTTCCAACTGTAATAGTAAACCCATTTGAATTAGAAATATCTGTAACATTATCAAATGAAGGTACTAATTCAAACGAAGTCTCGCGCGTAGATGTGCCTGCGACTAACACTTCTGGTGGTCCTCTAAATCTTACAACTTGTCCAGTTGATCTTCCATGATCTTCTGAATAAACATTAATATAAGTGTTACTTGCATACTTAGTTGTTGAAAAAGGATTAGGAGTTAGCTCTATAATTACTGGGGGCTCCTGTCTATCAGGATGAGCATATTGTAATCCTTCAGGATCAGCTTGATGTGGTTTTGGTTCAAGTTGTGGATGTTTTTTTTCATATTCAGAAATATGTACCCATGATCCATTCCATTCTTGAACCATTTCAGTATATGGAAATCTCTGACCAGAACGGTCTGAGATCATATAAGCATATTTTCCTCTAGATAAATTTCCCATTATGCGCTCGGATAGTAAGTTTTAGGTGTAATGAATGAACTTGAAGAAGATCCATCATTATCTAATGCTCTTAATAATTCATCTTCATATAACATTTTCATTTCTTGTCCACGTTGTGGTGCAAATTTAACTGCTAAATAATAAGCAAGTCCTGCGCACATACATGGGACAAATCTATATGGAACGTTTGTAATATTTGTATAAGCTCCAACATCTTGAATTCTTTTTGCATAGTAATAATGCATTACGTTATTCACCTGATCTGATCCTGGTGTTAAATATAAAGTGATTGTAATTTTATCTATAAATCTTTGTACCCAATATTGAGTTGATTGACCTTGTGAATATTTAGAAGATAAAGAATTATAAACTGATCTACTTATTTTTGTAAGTGGAAAATCTACAACCGGTACTTGTTGTGTATTTCTATATGATGCTTCGTAAATATCATCTGGCCCATATGTTATAGAATTATAGTCATAAACTGCAGTATTATCTGTATGAGTTGCAGCTGTAGTACTATTAGCACCTCGAGTACAGCCTGTTATTTGATTAGAACTTGTATTAGTTCCTGTATATGTAATTTGTTCAGAATCTATTAATAATGTTCCTGATGTTGGAAACTGCCAAACTGAATCTAATGTAATTGTAGTTTGTATTGCTGTAATTGCACCATCTAAATAACTAAATACTCCATCTGAAGTACCATCTGATGCTGATCTATAAATTGTATATGTAGATTGACCTTCTACAAATGAAATATCATTTGATGCTACTTCCCAATAATGAAGACCTCTGTTTGCCCATTCCTGAAACATGATGTTCAGCGAGCGACGAGCTGCTTTCATTTGGTTACCAGTATTATTGATAAGACCAATTCTTTCGTAAGACTCTTCTATGATTTCATCAATAGTAAAAGTTTTTTCAAAAACTGTAGTGCCTGAAGAGGTAGCCATGAGTGACTCCTACTTATCTATCAATAACGTAATAGTTAAAGCACTTGTATTTGAAACGATTCCAATACCGTCAACAATTCCTACTCCACCTCGTTCTGCATATAGAACTCCGTCTTCTGGTAGATTTAAAGTTTCAACTCCACCTGCACCAACAGAAATTGGAATATAAACTTGTGTATTAGTTGATGTGCTAACAGTTGTTGTATTTGCTAAACCATTAATAACTGCAGTTCCAGAACTTCCAGTTGATTGGGCTATAAAACCTCTAAGTCTTGTTGGTCCAGTAAATAAAACTGCAGTTGAAACATTACTTGCTATTACAACTGGTTTTACATCTGATTTATACATTCCCATATTTTTCTCCTTGTATTAAGAGCTCCCGTAGGAGCTCTTAAATTAATTTATTATGATGTTGCTACAGCTGCTCTTGTGTCAACTCTTAACCAATTAGAACCATCTGAAAAAGCATAAACTGCATTTCCTGAAGCTCCATTGTCAGTGTAAATCATATTCGCTTTACTTGTAGTTGCTAATAAAGTTTGTCCTGAATAAGGTCCACTTTGAATTTGAAGAGTAGTAGCGTTAACAGCTGAATAAACAACTGAACCACCTTGTTCCGTATCACTTGGTGTTCCTGTTACTCCTGCATTTGGGTTTGGTCCACCAATAAATCCATTTAAAGATGTTACTGGACCATTAAACGTTGTATTTGCCATAGTATGTTCTCCTAGTTATTCCAATGCAGTCTCTAGGCCGTCGACTATACGCGTCCGCATCAGAAAGTTAATGTATAGTGATTAAGATATAACTGAATTTATTGAATAGCGCAAGGGATACCTGCATCGAAAATCTACTTTTCGGATATATAGCTAGGTTTAGCTAGCTACAGAAAACTCAGGAGCAGCCATTTCTACCTTAATTTGCCTGTGTGCTATTTCAGCTTCAGACATTTTAATCTGGTTAATGATTTCACGAATTTTTTCGTCAATCCTAACCATATCAAGAGTATATATTCCCTCTTGAACGTAGTGTTGCTCCCAATCAAGTTCTAGGGCTCTCTTCTTTGTGTAAAGAGCTTGAACGTGATTTATCATCTACAACCTCCTCATAGGTTATCCAGCATTTATCTTTAGCAAAAGATCGCATGCTGTCTTTTAGTAATATACCTTTTTTTCCTATTTTGTCAAGGATAGCTAGTTCTATACTTTCTGCACTATCTTCAGCTTCAATGTTAAAATTAGCCATGTGACCATACGCTCTAATTTTTACTTGAAACATTTTTGTCATAATTCTTTCTTTCTAACATATTAATGGGGTGAGATATACCCACCCCATTAAATAAATTGCTTATAAATTAAGCGCCTTGAGAACCGTAAATACCTCTAGGGTCAGACCAGCCGAAGCTGTATCTTTCTCTAGCTTTGTATCTAACGTTACCTGTATCAAAGTCACCTTCCATAGCAGTTTTGATAGGTGCTCTTACGAACATCTTTAAACCGTTTGGAACGTCAGTTTTGATAAAGAACGCATCTGTATCAGTTAAGAAATTGTTAACCACGTAACCTTGTGGAACCATTCCCATTGATCTGATTGCGTTTGTATCGTTATCGGCAGTACCAGTTCTTTGAGCTGATTTCATTAATCTTTCCGCAGTGAATTGTAATTCTTTTGGAATGATTAATTTAACACCTTGAGCTGCAATTTTTAAACCACGTTCATCAGTGAATGCATTGATATCGATCAATGATTGTTCTAATGAAGTTTCGTTTAAGTCAGCTTGTGTAGCAAGTGTATTACTGAATGAACCAGCAATAGTTGGGTGAGCGGAGTTAATCAAAGATTTTCCGTCGCCACCAGCATAAGAAGCACTGAATGAATTGTTTAATACATTCGCTCCAAATACTTGCTTAGTGTTTGCCATAGATCTTGCTAATGCTTTTGTATATCTAGACGCAAGTCTGTCATACAAATTGTCCTCAATCGCTTCTTCAGTGATTGCGAAAGCAAGTGCTATAG